GAGAAGCACTGGCAGAGCAGCCAGCGCAAAAATGCAGTTACCCATACTGCGGTTGCAGCAGCAAAGCATGGTGCAAAGTTGAGCGCAACGAAGCCCTCGACAAGATGGCAGAGAACGCCCGTGAGCTGGGGCTGGACTATGAGCCAGAGCAAGAGCCTGTGGCGTGGGAAGGTGGAGAAGGATGGGAATCATTGGCGTGGGAATTGTGCGCTAACGAAAACGGAGAGGATTCCTGCAACGAACTAATTTGGGAAGGCGGACCAATTCCCGAGCCTTGGGGTGACCGTTGGATGAAATATGAGGAAGAAGCAAAACGATTGATTGCACTTGTCCAGAAGCACACCACCCCACCACAGCGCACATGGGTTGGGCTGACTCCGGAAGAATTGGACGAGATGTTCCGCAAGACACTCAAAGGCAAGAAGCTGGTGAACTGGGTTGCCCGAGCCATCGAATCCAAACTCAAGGAGAAGAACAATGGATGACGGCTATTACTGCGTTATCTGTGGGCGGTACATCGAGGCCGTTGATGGTGTGGTGGTGCATGACGACATACCGCACCCAGACATGGCATTTGACGATGAGGAGAATCCGCAATGAGCGAGCAACTGATGACACAAGAGGAGTTGGCCTTCCGATGGAAGATAAGCGAGGCAACACTGGAGCGCGACAGATCGTTGAAACAGGGGTGTCGTTATCTCAAGATTGGCGGATTGATCCGCTACAAGATGCAAGATGTACTGGAGTATGAAGACGCCTGTACGCATGAACCAAAGTCAGCCAAACTCAAGGAGAAGAACACATGAGCAACATACCAATTCACAACGCAGCAAGGGACAAAGCGTGGGCCGCTTTCATCTCCAGAAAGACAACCAAGGACATGTTTCCGCAGGAGTTCAAGTTTCCGCTTGACCGTGGTTACTACGAGCTTTGGTGTCAATGCTGGGACAAGGCGTGGGATGCAGGGTTCAAAGACGGCTACAAGGCTGGCAAGGAGTCAACATGGGTTGGGCTGACGGATGAGGAGATTGCAAGAGTTGTCAGCCTTGCGGGGTTTGCGCCGGACTGGGCTGAAGCGCACATTGCAACTCAAATTGTTAGGGTACTGGAAGCCAAGCTCAAGGAGAAGAACACATGAACGAAGACGAAGACAAACCAACCCCGGCTGACGGACAACTTATCTGGGTGGCGCTGGCATTCATCGCCTTTATGCTGACACTTTTAACCATCAGGAGCTGCGTATGAACGAGGCATTTGGAAACATTGGGTTTTATACATCGGGGCCGTGGCACTACCGTGAAGGTCACAACGGAGAGTTCACCATCAGTTGTGAGTCTGGTGGATTTGCACCGTTAGCGCGTGTTAAAGGCGACAAGCGTTCTACGCTTAAGGATGCCAAAGCAAACGCATGTTTGATGGCCGCTGCCCCTGATCTTCTTGCGGCGCTGTACCTCATGATGAACAGTTGCTACGACCCTGACCGGAACGACGAAGCGGTCCAAGCGTTTGACGCGGCGCGTGATGCAATAGCCAAAGCAGAGGGGTTCAAATGAAAACCGCATTTCAACTGGTTGAAGAGCATGGCTTGACCCTGCATGGGGACATCGAGCACTTTGCCGAGCTTGTCCGCGCTGATGAGCGCAACGCAACGCTAGACGAGATCGCCAAGAAGATCGAAGCCATGCCATTCGGTGACACTGCCGCTAGCTTTGCTGTGTGGATTCGGGAGCAGAAGACATGACCGACTGCCAACACCGATGGGAGGCTGTACCCGGCCAACCCATTTACAAGTGCGCCCGATGTGGTGCGTTCATGAGGATCATCAAATGACCGAAGAAGACGAAGAGTTCAACCGCATCGAGCGCGAAGCCGCTATGCGTATGGAAGCTGTGAGAGCCACAGTGGCCCCCCGAGAGTGGGTGGGCCTGACGGATGATGAGATCGACAACATGGTTGAGGTTACAGACCTGTCCGGCGCGTATTACTACGATGATTTGTATGCAGTTGTCCGAGCAGCAGAAGCCAAGCTGCGGGAGAAGAACAGTTGACCACGACCAACAAGGGAGTTCTGGTAACCAAAGCATGGGAGGCGCTGCATGAGTTCGGGAAGATCACGGCGCAGGAGTTTGCAGACTATGCGGACATCGGCAGGTATGACGCCCACGCTGTGCTCAACCGCATGAGCAAACGCACCAAGGATGGCGTCAAGCGTATCTACGTGGCTGACTGGACCTACGGCCATGATGACGCAAGGCGCTACCCTCGGCCCGTTTTTATGATTGGTGACCTGCCTGACAAGCCAAAGCCCAAGCCCGACCTGCGCGATAACCGCAGGCGCAGCGAAGCGCACCGCAACAAGACGTTTCGCATGAACAGTGTGTTCAACATGGCGATGACACGCGACAAGATCAGAGAACTCAGGAGATCACTGTGAACATCCTTGACATCACGCGCTACGACAGCGCATTAAACTGTTTCGTTTTGAAAGGCCCCATGAAAAAGCAACCCTGCAAATGCCACCCCGACTCGCCCTTCCATTGGGCGCACAATCCACGCCCGAGCATCTTCCTGCAAGACGCGCTGTTCCGTGCCAAGGGCGTAGCTCCCACCACGGACTACAAAGCGTTCGGCATTTACCTGCGGGCCATGCCACACATCAAACCTTTCCCCAACAAACACGAGCTATGAAATGTCCCGTATGCAACGTGTGGACTCGAACACTGGAGACAAGAACCAATGAGCACACCAACGAAGTCTGGCGCAGAAAAGAATGCGCCAACCTCCACATCTTCGTCACGACTGAACAAGTCTCAGCGGGAACAACTCCACGCCCTCCTAACAAAAGCGTGGTGGCCGTTCGATCGAGCCGATCCAAAGGTGTTGAACTTGACGCACCTGTCTATCGTCGAAAGAAAACCGAAAACAACTAACTTACCCGAAGCACTTTTATAAGGAGAAAGCAATGGAACAAAGAATCAACGGCATCAGCGCTGACGACATCCAAGTCAGTGGCAACCATTACAAGGATATGCCGATCCAGCCTTGGCACATCATGGAGGCCGTGCTAACGCCCGAGGAGTTCGTAGGGTTCCTCAAGGGCAACATCATTAAGTACAGCCTGCGTGCTGGGCGCAAGGACGGCAGCGATGACGCTGGCAAGGCCAAGCACTACATGCAGAAGCTCACCGAGTTCCGGGGGTACTGACATGGCTGACACACCAGAGAAGAAAGTAAAGAACGCTGTGCGCAAGCTGCTGGACAGGCTTGGCATCTACCACTTCATGCCCCCGGGCATGGGGCTGGGGCGCTCGGGTATCCCCGACATCATCGGCTGCTACAAGGGGCGCTTCATCGCCATCGAGTGCAAGGCTGGTAAAGGCAAGACCACCGCGCTGCAAGAGCGCGAGTTGATTGCGATATGTAACGCTGGTGGGTTCACATTCGTGGCCCGTGAAGACACTATGGAAGAACTGGAAGGAAGGCTGTTGCTATGGATAAGATAAACCAAGAAGAGTGGGATGCCACCATTGCGCAAATGCACAGTGCACCCAAAGAGTTGCGCGATCACTTCGCACAGTTGATCATTGCGTTGTCGAAATGCTATCTCAAAGACTCGGGCTGCAAGGCCGTTGTCATTGTCGATACTGGAGCGTCACTACTCACGTTCGCTGCTGGCGCAGAAGAAATGGAGATGGCCGACATGCTCATGCAGGCTAACGAGACCGTGCAGGCAATTACCATGCAAGACGCACCACCCAAGGAGATGTTCAATTGAGCACACCATTCGACCAAGTCATCGTGCTGGACTTCGAGACAGCATGGGGGCGAGCCGCCCACATCAAGCTGGGCTTCTCCACACAGACCAACGAGGAGTACGTGCGTGACCCACGCTTCAAAGCATGGGGCCTGTCATGGAAGTATCTGGGCAGCGATGACGCGCCTGTGTGGGTGACACGCAAAGACCTGCCTGCGTTCTTCGAGTCCATCGACTGGAGCCGTACCGGGGTGCTGGCACAGAACACCATGTTCGACGCGTTCATCATGGCACAGCACTACAACGTGCACCCAGCCTTTCTCATGGACACACTGTCCATGGGCCGGGCACTGCGCGGCGTGGAGGCAGGCAACAGCCTTGCCAAGCTGGCCGAGATGCTGGGCCTGCCGGAGAAGGGCAAGGGCTTGGCCCCATCAGAGAACATCCTTGACGAGCTGCCCGCCGATGTGGAGGAGGTGCTGGCCGAGTACTGCTGCCACGACACGTGGCTGTGTGAGCAGATTTTCTTTGGGCTGGGCGGCTGGAGTTACCCGACCAAGGAGCTGCGCCTGATCGACATGACGCTCAAGATGTACACCCGTGCATCACTGATACTGGACCGCAGCATGCTGATCAATGCGCTCAGCGAAGAAGGAGAGAAACGTGAAGGACTGTTACAAAGGCTCGGCGTGGAGGAAGCTGCACTCGCGTCGAACGACAAGTTTGCGCAAGTACTCGCTGCCATGGGTGTCACTCCCCCTACAAAAATCAGCAAGACCACTGGGAAGACGGCGTTTGCTTTGGCAAAAAATGACGCGCTATTTCAAGCGATGCTCAACGGTGAGCGTGAAGACGTTGCCCTTCTTTGTGAAGCTCGTCTTCGGGTTAAGTCTACGACCGAGCGTACACGGGCACAGCGCTTCCTCGATATATCGGGCAGGGGTCCGCTCCCGGTCCCGCTTAGCTACTTCGGCGCGTCAACGGGCCGTTGGACTGCTGCAAGGGGGTCGGCCATCAACATGCAGAACCTCAAGCGAGGTTCGTTCCTACGCAAAGCAATCATGGCACCGGTGGGGCACCAGCTTGTTGTTGGGGACCTTTCGCAAATTGAGCCGCGAGTACTCGCGTGGCTGGCGGATTACGAAGACCTGCTCGACATCTTCCGGGCTGGCGGTGACCCTTATGCCACGTTCGGTTCTCAGATGTTCAACATACCCGGCCTTTCAAAAGAAAGCCATCCAGACCTTAGACAGTCTGCAAAGTCAGCGCTGCTTGGCTGCGGGTACGGGCTTGGCTGGGCGTCTTTCGCTTCCCAGCTTCTCGTTGGATTCCTTGGCGCTCCTCCCGTACGCTACGACTTGGCCTTTGCGAAGAAGCTCGGGGTCACGTCTGACCAAGCGCAGAAGTTCCTTGACTGGGATGTGAACGTCGAGAAGATACAGGCCATCCCCCACACCTGCACGACCAAAGAGCTGGTGATCCACTGCCTTGCAGCCAAGGCCATCATCGACAAGTACCGCGCCACTGCCACACCCGTGGTGTCGTTCTGGGAGTTGATGAGCAGCCTGATAGAGGAGTCGCTGTACAAGGGCAAGGAGTACAAGCACAAGTGCCTGACTTTTAAAAGGGGGCAGATCGTACTGCCCAGCGGCATGCCGATCAACTACCCGGCACTGAACGTCAAGCGCACAACTGATGAAAAAACAGGCAAGTCTCAGACCGAGTGGACATACGGGGAAAACCGTATTAAACTGTACGGAGGAAAAATAACCAACAACGTCACGCAGGGCGTAGCAAGATGCGTGATGACTGATGGGATGTTGAGAACGTCAAAGCGGTACTTCGTAGCGGGTACGGTGCATGACGAACAGATCGTAGTGGTACCGGATGCGGACGTCGAAGAAGCGAAGACATGGGTCTTGGCTCAAATGACTATGGAGCCGCCGTACATGCCGGGTATACCTCTGGACGCTGACGGTGGTGCGCACCGTAGGTATGGGTTAGCAAAAAACTAAGGAGAAGCAGATGGATGACAGGATTGCAATCGCATTCGAGCAGTTTCACACGGCCAACCCGTGGGTGTACCGCAGGCTCAAGGACTTGGCGCTGGCCATCAAGCAGACTGGGCGTGACCACTACGGGATGAAGGCGCTGTTTGAGGTGCTTCGATTCGAGCACGCCATGGAGACCAGCAAGGCCGATGGCCTCAAGCTCAACAACAACTACACCGCGTTGTATGCCCGCAAGCTGGGGCAAGAGGTGCCGGGTCTGGAGGACTTCTTCCAGTACCGGGAGCGCAAGCCGCGCTGGGTAGTGGGGCAGGTCAGCGCCCCGGGCAGTTTCTTTGCCAAGTCAGTCAATGCATGGGATCAACCAATAGGAGAAGTCAGATGATCATTCCAACACACATCACCGTGGGCAAGCACAAGTACACCATCCACATGCTCAAGCAGATGCCACGCAAGGGCGTCATGGGCACGGTGCACTACGACCTCGGCACCATCCAGCTTGCGACACACAGCAACACCAGCAACGGCAGGTACTCGCCGCCACGACTGCAGGAGAACTTCTGGCACGAGGTCACACACGCCATCCTGCACGACATGGGGCACCACCTGCATACCAACGAGCGCTTCGTCACCGACTTCTCGTCCCGCCTGTCCAAGGCCATCAGCTCTGCAAAGTTCAAATGAAGAAACCAGCATGGAGCCACAGCTCCTTAAAAGACTTTGAGGGCTGCGCCCGCCGTTACCACGAGGTCAAGGTCCTGAAGAAGTACCCCTTCCAAGAGACCGAGGCCACACGGTACGGCAACAAAGTGCACGAGGCCATCGAGTTCTACATCCGGGACAACAAGCCAATACCGCCAGAGTATGCGCAGTTCCAGCCGGTGGTGGACGCCATGATCAAGAAGCCCGGGCGCAAGCTGGCCGAGTACGAGATGGCGCTGACCGTTGACCTCAGACCCACCAACTGGAAAGCGCCAGACGTGTGGGTGCGGGGTATTGCCGACATCCTGATCGTGGATGACGACAACCTGACAGCGTGGGTGGGCGACTGGAAGACGGGCAACAACAAGTACCCAGACCGGGATCAGTTGGTGCTCATGTCGCTCATGGTGTTCGCGCACTTCCCGCACATCCGTAAAGTGAACAGCGCCTTGCTTTTCATCGTCAAGGAGTCTATGGTCAGCATGCAGATGCACCGCGAACAAGCCGAGCAGTTCTGGTGGAAATACCGTGAGCGCACTGCACGGCTCGAAGCATGCTTCGACAACGATGTGTGGAATCCCACACAGACACCGCTATGCGGCTGGTGCCAAGTCACTGGCTGTGAGTTCAACCCCAAGCATTAAGGAGCCAGCCATGGCACAAGCACCCAGCAAACGTAACTACAAACAAGAGTACGCCGACTTCCACGGCAAGCCCGAGCAGGTGGCCAACCGCGCAGAGCGCGTTAAGGCGCGGCGCATCATGGAGAAGTCGGGCCAAGCCAGCAAGGGCGACGGCAAAGACGTCGACCACATCAAGCCGCTCAAGAGCGGCGGCACATCGGTCAAGAGTAACTTGCGTATGCGCAGCGTGGCAAAGAACCGCGCCAGCTCAAAATAACATCCCGGAGAAGTAATGCAGATCATCGAAGACAAGGCACTGCTTTTCAGAACCAGAAACCCCGACAAGTACCGCATCATCCCCAAGCACAAAGTCATCCCTGTGCAGGG